GAATTATAATCATGAATCGTCATCACAAAAACATTGATTTTTTTTGACAATTTAATGCCTCTTTTCAATGCATCAGATGCCAATTTAATATCTACATGACGACTGCGGTTACCCAATACATCCACATCATCATGGAGGAAATCATATTTCCTTCCAGCAACAAAATCATTCGCATCCATTTCAATCAGCTTAACAGCTTTATCCTTAAAAATATACGGACAAAATGGTTGTCTGGAATCAACATCAGGTTTCAATGACACACAAGTAACATCAAGACTGCGTTTCAATAAAGAAGCAGCACAAGCTCCAGGATGCGAACCGAAATCCAACGCTGAAGAAAATGGAATCTTAAAATACCTAACTGCAAACTCAAGACGAGCCGCATGCGTACCATAAACAGTTTTAGGTACAGCGTAAGGTGATGAAACTGAAAGCAATTTCTTAAATCGTTTACGACTTAAAACTCCTATACGATTTAACGTATCACGAGAGTAACTATAAGCCGTATCAAATCTAAGAGTTGAAACATCTTGTTTATCAAAAGTAAGTTTATTAAGACGAACTCTGGAAGGCCAAGGCCTACGCAGAGGAACAGGATTAACACCGTAAAGTTCAGCTATAAACCGATCAGTCGGTACAGTAGGTACAGGACCCACTAGATCAATCCTATTCCATGGTCCTTTCTTCCTTATCTTGGCATCGATAAAGATTTCATTGATGCCATAATCATCCTTCAAACGTTTCAAAAGATCCAAGCACACTATTCTAACACTTTTGCAAAAAGGATTATCCAATAAATGACCTAAGCACCTTTCAGCAGCAACCTTTGAATCCAAACAATTACGCATCCCAGGATTTAACTCCTCAGGCATTAGTAATCGAGCATGGGTCTCAACAGGTGGTCTAAATATGAAATAATCTCCGTTTCTGTAATGTACATACTTGCACAAAAAAAAAAAATCAACGTCGCCCAAATATCTTGATGAATGTATAGTGCCAACCGTACATCCAAATCTAGCGTATTCATCAACAATCTGCTGATCACTGATATTATCAGGAACTAACACAAAATTATCATCGCCATAAAGCTTGTAAACTAAATCACTATTCAAACGGTTTTCTATACCTTTGAACACCAAACGATGAATCAATGTGTTATCATTCGCCGTGCTAGCCCATCCACTCTTCATACCTTGGAACAACTTAAAAAGGTGTCCACCAGGAAATAAAACGTTAGCTTCAACCATATCATCGAAAACAGTCAAAAACTTAATTACATCACGGTTAGGCAAACCGGTTTCGGTAAGTAACCATTCGTAAAATTTCTTCAACTCAAGCAATAAGATGGAATGCAAATGAGCATCCCAACTCTTGATATCAACTGAAACGTATCTAAAACCGTCAGGAGCAAACCCCTTGTTAGCTCGAAAAAACTTAGCAAAAGCATTCGCTCCACCATGCATCCATGAACTTCCAACAGCACACCAATCAAGATAACGCTTCATAAAATCAGCTACAGGTTGAACGACCAACATCGCAATTAACATCGGTGAAAAACCCGCATACATAATTAAACGGCCTTTATCCTTCTTCTTCGTCTGTAAAATCATCTTTGCACGTCCTGTGGTATACCAACAGTGATTACTCATGAAATCATCAAAGACAGCATCATCATCAAGCATATTAATAGCCTTGACAACAGCTTCATCATAACAAACCGATCTTTTAACTCCGGGTTTGTATGGATAGCCAGCTGCAGATGATAAGTCAACTTTAAGATCATGAAACTGTCGATACTTCACATTAGAATATATTCTATGCTTCAAATTCTTAAATTCACTTTGATTTAAGAAATCACATTTCATAGTATCCAACGTCACTTTCAACTCATTCTTTGTGGCAGAAAATTCCTTCTTAACAGAAAATTCAGCAAGGTGATCAAGTCTAAGGTCCAAATCAGGATTTACACGACGATAAGTAGAAAAAGCTTCAAGACATTCAGCAGGATAAAAACGATCGTAAAAATGTTTTATGAAAAAATCAATCGGATACCTAACACCAGAGATGTTAGGAATTTCCGGTCCGTAATTACCTAAATAATATACAGTGCCTTTGTCAATAAAATCTTTAAAAACGTTTTTCGCTTTACGTAAAAAACCACTTTTATAACTTATGTCATTCACAACTTCAATCTTTGCATTCTTAAAGAAAACTAAAAAATAAGAGCTAAACTTTAAAATAGATATGCAAAGTTTAAAGATAGAGAAATCCATTCCAATAGAACCTGCGACACACTTAGCAGTGTACAACAAGTAAATGATAAATAATAATAAATAATATAAATTTGAAAATAACATCTTAACATGTAATTCGCGTGTAACTTGAATTACATGGCTGCTTAGGAGGTCTGTGGCAGCCTTACCCCCGGACAAATTACATTTGTCATTCATCTCTTAATTCACCGATTTTAATACCTCATATACTAAAAATACGTAAATTTAAGACTCAATAACAT